TAGCCCGAGGGATCGGAGACGAAATTGAAGGTTTACCTGAGACTGGAACATTCGCGACGAAAAAGCCATTACAATGGCTGTTATGAAAGGTCGCCCTCCAACTCCGAAGCACATCCTTCAACTTCGCGGCAGCAAGCACGCGAAGAACAGGGAGGAGCTTGGCTCCAAGCCTGACTCAGTCGAGCCGCCGTCTTGGCTGAAGCCTCGAGCCCAGGAGATCTTCGAGAACGTCGTTGAGTGGATGGGGCGCATGGGCACACTCGCAGAGAGCGACATTCATGTCGTCACGAGGTACGCCGTTGTCTACGTCCAGTGGGAGTACGCGGCGCAGAAGCTACAGGAGATCGACCTCACACACGTCGAGGTCACCAACAATGACGGCAGTCTGAGGTTTGTCCGTGCCTGTGGCATCGCCTCTCAGGCAAAGGACTGTGGCGAGCAGCTTCGCCACCTTGAGACGGTGCTCGGCTTAACACCGTCCGACCGGACCCGCCTCGGTTACAATGCCACAAAGGTCGAATCCGACCCTGCCGAGGCTCTCTTCCAGCAGCGTAATAGCGGCTAGTTTTGGTTGATATCCGAGATTTTGTCGGGCATCTCAAGCATTCCCGCGGGGATTTTGCGGGTCAGCCGTTCGTTTTGCAGCCGTGGCAGTCGGAATATTTCGACAAGCTCCTCAACACGAAGAACGAAGACGGCCTTCGTCAGTACCGCAGGAGCCTTCTGGCACTGCCTAGAAAGAGCGGAAAAACCCAGATGGCCGCCGCTTTGGCTCTCTACATGGGGTTTTTCGACGACGTAGGGGCTGAAGTCATCGTTGCAGCGGGTGACCGCTCCCAGGCGAGCCTTCTCCACACGGCGGCCAAGCACCTTCTGGAGTCCTGCCCTGCGTTTGCTCGCCGAGCCAAGGTCTACCGAAACTCGATTGTAATACCCGAGACAAACTCGACGATCATCTGCATCTCCAGCGAAGCCGGCACGAAGCATGGATACAACCCATCGTGCGTTCTGATTGACGAGTACCACGTTTTCAAAGACAGAGAGCTTGTCGACGTGCTCGAGACAGGTATGGGAGCTCGTTCTCAGCCTCTCGTCGTGTACATCACCACTGCTGGCACTGACATGCTCGGTCCTTGCTACAAAGATTGGCAGAGGGCGGAGAAAATCAGGGACAAAGTGCTCGAAGACGACACTTTTTTGCCTTGCATCTTCGCAGCGCCGAGGGACGCCGACCCTTTTTCCGTAGAGACAGCGAAATCCTGCAATCCAAACTACGGAATCACAACGAAGCCGGCTTATTTTGAGCAAATGATCGCTCGAGCTCGCGAAAGCATGGCTGACGAGATCGTTTATCGGACTCTGCACCTTAATCAGTGGGTCCACAGCCAAGACAAGTTCTTTAGAACCGGCCAGTGGGAGGCAAACGACGCAAAGCCAATCCCAGGCGGCGATCGGCCCTGCTACTGCGGCCTCGACTTGTCGAGCAACCAAGACACGACGGCCTTCACTGCGGTCTGGCCGGGCCTCGACGAGGACGGCGGCCACGACGGCACATTTGACGTCCACTCGATGGTCTTCATCCCAGAGGACATTGCGGTGAAAAAAGAAAAGCAGGACCGCGTGCCGTATAGGGAATGGAGCGAGCAGGGTTTTGTTATACTAACAGAAGGTGACATTACGGACTATGACAGGGTCAGGGACTATGTCCTCGACTTCTGTGATGAGTATTCTGTCCAAAGCGTGGCTGTCGACCGCTGGAACGCGAATCATATCATTACCCAGCTGACGACTGCTGGGGTCGACTGCAAGCCGTATGGGCAGGGATACGCCTCGCAGAGCTCGCCATCAAAACTACTCCAGCAACTTGTTCTCTCGGGTCGACTGAGGCATGGGGGCAACCCGTGCCTAACGTGGCAGGCATCCAACGTGACAGCAAAAATGGACGAGGCCGAGAACATTAAGTTCGTAAAGCCGAGCAAAAACAGCACGCAACGCATCGACGCCGTCGTGGCACTCGTCATGGCGCTGGGCCTTGCAAGTGCGGCCGAGATTGGTGGAAGCGACGACCTAAATCTCATGGTGATCTGACTTGGAAGAAGCTGCGGCAGCCGAAGACATCGTCGAAATGCGTTCCGGCGTCTCCCGCGTGTTCGAGGAGATCGTCGAGCAGCGTCGGACGACTGCTGGTGTCTACGTCTCCCCTGAGTCAAGCCTTCAATGCGACGCAGTTTTGGCCTGCGTGCGGGTGAAGGCGGAGAGTCTCGCTAGCCTGCCGCTGAATATCTACAGAAAACTGCCTGGCGGTGGCAAAGAAATCGCCGACGATCTGCCTCTGCAAGAGGTCTTGGCCCACCAGCCCAATGGCTGGATGACTAGCTTCGAGTTCCGCGAGCTCCTCCATTCCTGGGTTCTCCTCTGGGGCAACGCATACGCCCTGATCAAATCAGGCCGGCGAGGGGCTGTCGACGAGCTTATCCCGCTGCATCCGAGCCGAATGGAGATTAAACGGCTCGAAAACGGGCGTCTTCGGTATCACTATCGTGAGGCGAATCGCCCAGTTGCAACGGAATACAGCCAAGATGAGATCTTTCACATCCGCTGGCTCTCTCAAGATGGTGTGACAGGGTATGTGCCGACGTCCCTGAGCCGGGATGCGATCGCCCTGGCCCGTGCCATGGAGCTCCACTCAAGTGCATATTTCGGCCAAGGCGCGAGAGCAGGGACGGTCATCGAGACAGACCAACCGCATAAGCCAGAGGCTCTCCAGCGTGTCCGGCAGCAGTGGGAGGACATGCACCGCGGACCTGATAAGGCATACAAGACGGCAATCCTGCCGCATGGGATGCACGTCAAAGAGTTCTCTGGCAGCAACTCTGAGGATGAACTCCTTGCGATGCGTCGATTCTCCGTCGAGTCGGTCGCTCGTGCGATGCGAGTGCCTGTCTACATGATCGGCGACCTGACAAAGTCATCGTATTCGTCAGTCGAGCAGCAGGGACGGGACTTTGTGACATTCAGCCTGATGCCAGACCTCCGCAGGTGGGAATCAGCAGTCCGCAGAGACTTGATCGTTGACGACAAGCAGTATTTCGCCTCATTCGACGTCACGGCCCTGATGGCAGGCGACTACCAAGCTCGCAGCGAGTGGGCTCGGACCATGTTCAACCTTGGCGTCCTCAGCGTCAACGAGATCAGGGCCAGCGAGGGAATGAACCCGATTGAGGGAGGTGATCGCAGGTTTGTCCAAGTCAACATGCAGCTACTCGATGCGTTTACGGCGGAGAACCCGACGGGGGAAGCGGCCCAGGAGCAACCTGCCGGGCCGCAGGAACCGCAGCCCGAGGACTCCGAAGCAGAGCGATCAGCAGCTTCAATCATCTTTCGACAAGCCCTGCGAAAGCTCGCCGCCATTGAAGCCGACGGGATCGCCGAGAGACGAAACAAACCGACAAAGCTCAAAGCATGGCTCGAGTCCGTTTCGGATCGGATGCGAGTCGAGCTCAGGGATGCGGCTCAACCTATTGGCATCGACATCGAAGTTTTCGCTGAAGGTTGGCTGAAAGCAAGCAACGAACTTCTTTTGGAGTGTCACCGCTCCGGTAAACCGTATGAGGAGGTGCTCGCGTCATGGACGAACCGCGCGAACTTGAGCGACGATTGATCGCAGAATCCCCGTCGATGGTTGTCAAGGAAGACGCCAACGGTCGGACTGTCATCCGTGGCATGGCGGCTGTCTTTAACAGCCGCTCCCAGGATCTCGGCGGCTTCGTCGAGGTGCTGGAGCCCGGTGCATTCGATGAGGTGATGCGTCAAGACCCTGACGTCTTTGCGAAGTACAACCACGAGCGAGTTATCGGCCGCACAAAGAGTGGCACGATGCGACTGAGTGTCACTGACCGCGGCCTGATGTATGAGATCGACCCGCCGCAGTCAGCGGCAGACGTGGTTGAGCTCATCGAGAGAAAAGACGTCACTGGATCAAGCTTTGCCTTCCGCACCGCCCCCGCCGACGAGCAGTGGAGCAAGGACAAAGACGGCACGATGGTGCGAACCATCAAGAAGATCTCCTACCTCGGTGATGCCGGCCCCGTCGACACGCCGGCGTACCTCGACACTGAGACCTACGTCAGCAAGCGAGCCCTCCAGATGGCTGCCGAGGAGATGCCGGAGCCTGCCGAGCACCCTGTGCTGACAGAGCCAGAAGACGACATCGACGAGCCTGAGCTCAGGGCCGAGCCCGGCGAGCTCGAGGTGGGAGACTTTGTCGAGTGGAACACGAGCAACGGCATGAGCCAGGGCAAGATCGACCGTATCGTGCGAGACGGCCAGATCGACGTCCCTGACTCTGATTTCACAATCAACGGCACTCCAGACGACCCCGCAGCGTTGATCACAATCTACGCTGAGAAGGACGACGGGTATGTCCCTGTCAGCAAGCAGGTCGGCCATCGTTTCACGACACTCAGCAAGATCGACGATCTCCCTGCCCCGTCGCCTGAAGAAGACGACGAGCGAGCCGTCAACATGAAGCCCACCGCGGGTATGGCAGCCGCCGCGAAGCGTGGTCTCAAGCTCCACGAAGAGGGCAAGAGCGGGGACGGCATCAAGCCAGAGACCGTCGCTCGAGCCGGCAAGCTCTCGCGTCGTGAGGAGATGAACAGGGACTGGATCGTCGAAATGAATGCCTGGTTTGCTAGGCACGACCGAGGAAGTAAGTCCGAGGGCTGGGATCAGCCACCTGATTACTCGCCCTTCTTCGTAGCCAGAGAGCTCTGGGGCGGCGACGCGGCGAAGTCATTCGCTTCACGCAAGGTGAAGGAAATGGAAAACGACCGTGCTCGCAAGGTCGCGGCAGACATGCGAGCGCTTGTAACGCTATCGAAACTGCGGACTCACTTGCACGGCAAGTAGCCTGTAGCATACAATACGGTAATACACAACGCTCTTCGTCGGATGGCGGAGAGAGCAGTGCGAGCGCACGAGGATTCGTAGCGCGGCGTGCTCGCGGGAAAGACACACCCGCCGGCCGTCGCGCACTGTTTGCCCATCGGCCGGCTCACTAAGGAGCTAGGCCAAATGGCAGGCAACATCAAACGACTTCAGGACCGTGCAGCCGCGATCGCTTCGCGGATGAGTGAGCTCGCCTCCATCGAGGAGCGGAGCGAGGAGCAGAACGAAGAAATCGGCCGGCTTTCTGCCGAAGCTGACAAGGTCAAGACTGACCTTGAGTTCGAGGAGCGGCTGGCCGCCAAGGAGGCCGAGCTTCGGAGCGTGGTCGAGAAAGCCGCCCCGGCTCCCGTCGAGGTTGCTGTCGAGAAGCCCGTCGAGGTTCGGCAGATCCTGCCTCATCACACGAGCCTCCGCTGCTTCAACGATGGCCCTGACTCCGTCGAGCAGGCTTACCGCGTCGGCCGCTGGATCCGCGGCCACGTCTTCCGCAACGAAGACGACCTCCGCTGGTGCCGGGATCACGGCGTTGAAGCCCGTGCGATGAGCGAGGGAACCAACTC